CCTTCCACCGCTCGATTTCCTGCGGGCTGGCCCCCCACCGCTCCCACAGCACCTCGGGGGGCACGCCGAGGGTGGCCATCTTCACGAGGGCGTCCACCCGCTGACCTTCCGAGCGGGTCTCGAAGTCGGCCCAGATCACCTCGGCGGAAGTGTCAGCCAGCGCGGTCGGGCTGCCCGCGAACGCCATGGCGAGGCGCATCACCTCTTCCCATCCCTCTCCGATGTGGCGGGCGCGGCGGCGCACCTTGGCGACCAGTCCCGCCTCGGACGCCTTGATGGCGTCAGCGGAGAGGTTCACCATCGGGCCGATCAGGTAGTAGGGCGGAGTCTGTGTCACCGCCGCGAGCTGCTCGACATCCTGCGAGGCCGCCGACAAGTAGCCACCCAATGTTGACTCAGGGAACGAGCCGAAGCGGCCGTTGGGATCCTCGTTGGCAAGCAGCCGGTTGGCGGCCACGTCGAACGGCTTGATCACCTGGGTCACGTCGGTCGTGTTCCCGTCGACGTCGGTTTCGGTGATGACCTTGCGGGCCATCTTCACGCCGGTCGCCCATATCTGTCGGAAGGCGCCGTAGTCGGTGGCCACCAGGCGGTTGAAGATCGTCGTGTTGATGCGGTCTTGGAACTCGATGGCGGCGTGCAGCTCGGAGCGGGGCGGGCCGATGGTGCGGGGTTGGGGGCGCAGCTCGACCAGCGAGACCAGTCCCCCGTCGCGCAGGTCCATGGCCGGGTTGCGCTCCACGACGGGTCCCTCGCCAGCGGTCCACGTCGCGATCTCGGCCGGCGTCTGCAGCACCTCGACGGTCTGCTTGTACTCGTCGAGGTAGCGCTTGAACCCGGCGATGCGCTTGCGGCGGTTGCCGGGGGCGTAGAGCACGGTGGCCTCGTACGGGCTCTCCCCGGTGATGCAGACCCCGGTGGGGTTGTCCTCGTCGGGCTGCACGAGGGCGAAGCTCTGCCCGGTCACGAGGGCGTCGGTCTGGGCGAGCTCGGCGTCGGCGTCGAGCGACGACGCCTGCCACAGCGTCCACGCCGAGTTGTCGGCGGCCTCGTCGCCGAAGCGGAAGCCGACGACCTGCAACCGTTCGGCCACGGCGTTGACGACGAGCTCGCACCAGTTGGCCCGGGCCTCGCGCAGGTACTTCCGAAACTGCTGGCGTTCCTCGGTCGTCATCAGCGCCAGCACCGGGTGGTCGCCCTCGTAGTACCGCTGGTAGCGCTTGCTGCGGTTGATCTGATCGGTGAGCTTGATGTTGGCGAGCTTGCGGAGTTGCTCGAGGTCAACGGTCGGCGTGGCGAGGTCCAGCACGGTCATGGGGTCACCATCCTGCGGTCGCGTAGTCGTTCTCGGGTTCGGGTTGGTGGCGGATGGCGCGGTCCAGGCCCATGACGGCGGCGATGGCGCCGTCAATCTTGTCGGTGCTCTTGGCTCGGTCGATCTTGACGTTGCCGTCGGGGTCGGTGCGCATGCGGATGTTGTCGAACATCCAGCGCATCACCGGGTTCCCGCCGTGCCGGAAGCGGCGTTGGCGGATGAGGCCTTCCCACGCCTTGATGGGCGGCGACATCGACGCGAACCCTTGGCGCATGTCGATCACCGTCAAGCCGGCGTCGGCGAGGTCCTGGGAGAGCTGCGTCATGCCCCACGGGTCGTAGGCCAACTCGGTGATGTCGAAGTCGCGGGCGTCGGCGTCCACGTCTTTGAGGATGGCCTTGTAGTCGATCACGTCGCCCTCGGTGAACCGCAGGAACCCCTCGCGCGCCCACACGCTGGCCTGGTTGCCGGTGCGCTCGTCGAGCTCGGCCCGTCGCGCCTCGGGAGCCCAGAACCGCCACAGGGCGTCGTAGCTGGGTTCGTCGTCGTCGTCGGTGTCGGCGGGGAACACGAGGCACCACGCGGCCAGGTCGGTGGTCGAGGCCAGGTCGAGACCGCCGTACGCGGTGCGTCCCCGCAGCCGGTCGCGGGTGACGAGCCCGGCGGTGGCGTCCCACAGGTCGAGGGTGACCCACTTGGTGATGGGCGAGGTGCCCCACATGTTGAGGTGAAACTGCTTGAACGACTTGAGGGCGGCGGGGTTGGACTGCGCCTGGCGGGCGGCGTCTCGCATCACTGACATCGACTTGAACGAGCCGAGGGCGGGGTTGGCGATCTTCCACGTCTTGGGGTCGAAGGGGTCGGCGTCGGTCGGGGTGTTGCGGACGTAACCGAAGCGACGCGGGTCGAGTCGAGGGTTGCGGAGAACCTTCTCGGTGTAGTCGTGCTCGGTCGCGCACAGGCCCACCTCGTCGTCGCCGGCCGTGGTGGCCGCCACCATCAACGGCTGCTCCCGGGCGCCGAAGGCGGTCACGAAGGCGTCCCACAGCTCGCGTGACGGTTGGGTGAGCACCTCGTCGAACACGATCCCGTGCGGGTTGTGGCCGAGGTTGCCAGCGGCGTCGGCGGCGACCACCTCGTAGTAGCTGCCGGTAGGCACGTAGAGGATGCGCCGACTCTGGCGGTAGATGCGACACCGCTTGGCGAGCGGCGGCGAGAGCTCGACCATGCGCTGCGCCACGTCGAAGACCTTGCGGGCCTGGCCGACATCGCAGGCGGCGCCGTACACCTCGGCGCCCTCTTCGTCGTCGCCGCACAACAGCACGAGGGCGATGGCGGCCATGAGCTCGCTCTTGCCGTTCTTCCGGGCAATCTCCAACCACGCCACCCGGTAGGTGCGCACCCACCGCTGCCATTCGGTTGACCACTCGACGGTGCCGAACAGCGGGACGAGGATGTCCCGCCGCTGCCAGGCGGCGGGCACGAACGGCTGACGCGACCACCGGCCCTTGGTGTGCACGAGCAGGGTGACGAAGAAGTCCAGCGCCCGCTTGGCCCGCGGCGCGCACACGTGGCGGCCCCGCAGGGCGCACCGGTCGCAGGCGCGCGCCGGCATCTACGACAGGAGGCTGGCGATGGAGCCATCCTCGCCATCCTCCCTGGTCGAGCCCAAGGTGCGGCGCGCCGCGGGCGTGAGTCCGAACTCGCGGGCGTAGGCGAGCGCCACCAACGCCAGGGAGCGGGCCTCGCGTGAGGCCGGGTTGGTGACGATCTGGCCCTCCCGGCCGACGAGGACGACGTTGGAGTTGGCGACCAGCTCCAGGGCGTGGCGCTTCAAAGCGGTCAGCGCGCAGTACGTCGCCAGGGCCTCGGTGTCGGCCGCGAACGACAGGCCCATCGCTTCGAGCTCGGGGGCGGTCTCGTACCACACCATGCGAGCACCCGACGGCAGCCAGTCGGGGGCGGTGGCCCGTTCCTCGCGGGGCTGCGGCTCGGTGCGGTTGACCCGATGGTTGGGCGCGCCCTTGTACAGCTGCAACCGGGTCGGGTCGGGACGGCGGCCGCGCGCCACGCTCAGACCACCACAGTCATGCGCTCATCGCTGTCCACCGGCTTGTGAGGGGCGCCGACGGACAGGATGAGCTGACCCTGCGGCCCGGAGTACACCGAGTGCGGGACGCCGCCGTCCACCATGTACAGATCCCCCGGGCCGGTGGGGATATCGCGCCCGTCGAAGTGGACACCGCCGTCGCCGGCCACGATCAGCAGCAGATGGTCGCCGGGGTGGGTGTGCAACGGGAAGCGACTGTTCGGTTCGACCACGAGGAGGTCGCCGCCGAGGTGGCCGTTGGTGAACAGGGCGTGCGCTCGGGCGGGGGCGCCGTGAACCTCGAGAGGCGCCGGCTCGGCGCCGAGCTCGTTGATGTTCTTGACGATCAGCTCCACCACGTCACTCCTTCAGGGAACGGGCGGACTGTCGGAGCGGTCCGGGTCCAGGACAAGGAACCACCCAAGCACCCGGTCCCCGGACCACTCGCTCGTCATCCTCCCACTGTGACCGCCAGGTCTGCGGGCTCACCCGCCGTCGCGTGGCGCTGGTCGCCACGCCGGGTTGAAGTCGTCGGCGCGGCCGCGCTCGATCATCCGCCCGCGTTGCAGGAACCGATGGAGTTCTTCGTCGTCCATGCCCAACCCGACACGGATGGTGTCGTCGTCGCAGCCGGCGTCGTGCAAGGCGATCACGATGTCGGCCATGCGCACGACGTGGTGCGTCCCTCGGGCCCGGTTGTGGCGCACTGTGGACATGCGCTGATCGGTGGCGCTAGGGTTGATGACCACGACGGGGACCAGGCCGTCGGTGAGGCCCGCCACCTCCGCGTCCGTCGACGCGAGCGTCCAGCGGTGGAAGCCGTCCACAATCTCGAAGCGGTCCCCGTTCTGGCGCACCACGACCGGCTGCGTCCAGCCGTCAGCGAGGATCGACACCTTCAGCAGGTCGAGCTCGGGCGGGGCGACCCGGTTGGGGTTGTAGTCGTTGGCGTCGAGACGGGCGGGGTCCACCCACTGCACCGCCGAGACGGGCTGCGCCTCGACCCCGGTGGGGACGGCGACCTTGGCGGCGTTCATGTCACGTGCCCGTCGCCGACGTTGGGCCGTCTGTGAACGTGGCGAGCTCGGCGTCATAGGCCTCCCGGTATTGGCGCAGCGAGTCCTCGTCGAGCTTCATGCGGGGGAAGGCCGACCATCGGCTTTTGAGGTCTCCCTTGTCTGCGATGTAGTACAGCTTCTCCCAGCTCACCGACGTTCTCGGGTGGATGGCGTAGCCGACGATGGGGTCGGTGGTGCGGGCGTAGTGGCGCTTGATGAGGGTGGCAATGGCCTTGGCGACGGGGCCGCGCAGCTCGGGCGGGTGCTCGTCGATCCGTTGGCGCACCCAGTCGGGCCACGACACGCCGTCGGGCTTGGTGAGCCGCACCCGATGGTTGTAGAGCGGACTGCGGGAGTAGCGGGCGGCGGCGGGGGCGCCGGGGACCCGCTTGGTCATGCGGTCCCACACGTCGGGGAAGCAGTGCGCCCACATCCACAGGATGCGCATGGGTTCCTCGCCGAAGGGCGGGGCGAGGCGTTGATCGTCGCGCGACACGCCCGCCATCTCCATGGCGTCGTAGCTGTCGTTGTAGTCCCAGCCGTGCACGGCCGGCGCCGTCCACACGTCCTCGGTGGACCAGTCGTAGATGGGATACACCTTGGCGAAGCCGGGGTGCTTCTGGATGATCCAGTTGGTCTCGCGCTTGTTCGACACCGCGGCGCGGCGGATCAGCGACTCGTCCGCTCGGATGCCCATGAGCGTCGCCACGCTGCCGTGCTTGCGGTAGTCGAACAGCAGGGCCTCGGTGCACGCCGGGATCGACGGCCTCGCCTCGGGGGGCTGCATGGGGAACCCGTCGAGCTCGGTGATGGCCTCGGGGGGTAGGGGGCGCACCCACAGGTCCTCGTGGTCGGGGTCCCAGCACCACCAGAACCCCTCGGCGTCGCTGCACGCGTTGCGGTGCCGCACGGGCAGGCAGTACCAGTCGAGCTCGACGCTCGGGAGCTGCGCCACCCGCCGCACGTAGCGCTCGGTCTCGTAGCTGATGGCTTCCTCGTCGTAGAAGAACACCGACAGCGGGAGACGGTCCATCTCCGTCGCCACCTCGAGAGCGACGTTGAGGACGGCGGTGGAGTCCTTGCCGCCCGAGAAGCTGACCGCCACGTGGTCGTAGTTGAGGAAGGCGTCGACGGTGCGCTGGCGGGCCGCCTCGTACACGCTCACGTCCTCGAAGCGCTTGCCCCACCACGTGCGGGTGGACGGGGCCTGCGTCTCGGTCAGTCGGCTGGATCGCACTTGCGCAGCGCCCACAGCAGGGCGGCGGTCATGGTGGGCAGGTCCTCGGTGCGCCGGATCCGGTTCAACCGCTCGACGATCTCGGCGCGCTCGTCGGCGGTGGCGGCGATCACCAGCTCGCGGGGCGTCGGGGCGATGGGGCGCACCTCGCCCCCGTCGGTCGCCTGCTGGCCCGTGTCGGCGCCCTCCACCAGGTCGTCGAGGAAGGCGACGTTGCGGTCCCCGGCGATGCCCGACGTGGCCAGCAGCTCGGCGACATCCTCGGCGCTGTAGAGCGCCCCGGCGAGCTCGTCGGCCGACGCCAGCGACTCCAACAGCTGCGCCAACTCCCGCTCGTCGTAACTGGCCAGGTCGCTGGACCGGTTGTCGGCCACGAGGATGCGCCTGGCGGCGGCGTGGTCGCAGTCGAGCCAGTGGACGGGAACCTGCTCCATCCCCTCGGCCACGGCCGCAATGAAGCGGTGGTTGCCGACGACGATGTGGCCGGTGGAGCGCTGCG